CGACTAGAAATCGCAGAGGTTTCCTGATCGAGAAGATGGGCGAGGAACCACACTTCGTATCTGCGATCAGCGGCCAGCGTCCACAGGATGAGTGGTGGATCAACGCTCGTGAAGCTATCAATGCACGCATGAGGGAATCGACTGAGCGGTTCCGCAGGGCGCTGGCAGACGTATCTTTTGAATAAATAACCGCACGACCCAAGGAGGTCTCCGATGGAAGCAGCAACGACACCACAAGCCCCGCCACAGGCCGAAGAGGTCTCCTATGAGCAGGCGGTTGCCGAGCAGAACGAGATCGATCAGGCAGAAGGCCGGCCTCGTCCCCGTCCGGGGGCAAAATCCGAAGGAGAGGATCTCGTCGATCTCCTAGCACCCAAGAAGGGTGCGAAGGAATGGGCTTTCGGTAGGGACAAGGACGGAAATCCGATCCGAACCTACATCCAGCGGGAGCTTTCAGTGATCACGAAGGCCCAGTGGTTCTCGCTCGTCGGCGAGGTCATGGATGAAGCTCTGGGGGGAGATAACTCGCTGTCTCTGAACACGCTCCTGAGCCCGCCAGAGGGTGTTCGAGCAGGTGGGAGTGGTCTCAGGCCGGCTGATTTCCAGGACGCCGACACGTTCGTTCACGCGATCGGCAAGCTGCTCGTCTATGCACCTGACTTTCTGAAAAAGTCGATCTGCATCTGGCTCGACGTGCCGGACTACGAGTGGGAGTTGGCGCAAGAACTGATGCGGCAATCACCGGAGTTGGGTGGCCTTTCGGACGAGCAATTCACTGAGATGGTCGAGATCTTCATCGATCAGAACTTCGAGGCGATCCGGGCAAATTTTCGCGAAAGGTTTCCACGCCTACGCGATCGTTGGCAGGCTCGCGCGAAGGAAGCCGATCAGTTTCGCTCACAGAAGCGCTAGAGGACTACTCCGCAAGTCATCCAGAATCCGTCGCAGAGCTACTGAAATGGCCGGCCCGAAGATTCGATCACTTCTACTTGCTGCATCAGAAGCGGCAGATCGTCGCTGGGCTCGAACGTCAGAAAGTCGAGATGGTCGCGGCACTTTGGAGCAATTCGAATTGGGACGACGGAAAAGACTCCCGTAAGAATGCGATTGCGGACATCGAATCCAGCTATGAAGAGGCACTGCGTAAGATCGAGAGCATCGGAAAGCCGATACAGGACGACGGTGAGCAGATTGACAAGGACAATCCGTTCTTCGCTGCGGCTGAACGCGGAATCCAGAAACTCGAAGACAAATATGGGCATCTCGTGAAGAACGAAGCGGAAGAGATCAACTACATGGAGGGGCTCGACCAAGAGCTTTAGACGGTGCCTGACCGCTCGTACATCATCGAGATTCTGCTCAGGGCGCGTGATGAGACAGCACGCGCTTTTGCGTCTGCGATGGGTGAGCTTGAGGCGTACGACAAGGCAGTAGAGGAATCCAATAAGAAGCTCCTAGCGAGTCGCGCGGCTCATACTGCGTACAACAAGGCAGTAGATGAAGGAACTACTTCGATAAAGCAGAAGGATGCAGCCCTGAAGGAGCACGGGCTCACTTCACAAGATCAACTGCGTAAGGAGATCGAACTCGAAAAGGCTCAACGAGCAGTAACACAATCGATACTCGCAGGCAATGAAGGAACAAAACAACACACACTGCTGCTCGGCGATCTCGTTCGCGCAGAGGAACGATATGCAGAATCACTGAAGACAAATAAGAAATTCACCGATGACATCATCGCTAGTCGCATCGCCGAGACTAGGCACATCGCCGATCAAACGACTGCGATCGAGCATGAGACGCGAGTAAACGAAGAGCGAGCACGCTCGCTTGGGCGCGTCTCGGAAGCCGCAGCACGCGCCGCCCAAATTGAGGCAGCGGAGCGCAAGAAGGCCAGCGATGCGATTATCCGAGCCGACGAAGAGGCGACACGTCGCGTTGAACAGAATCGTCGAAATCTGTCTAGGTATCTCGAACAGGAACAGAATCGACTAGAGACGATTGACGCAAAGGCAGCACGCGCTGAAGAGGCACGGATTGCAAAGCAGGAGCAAATTCTAAGACGAGCAGCGTCGCTTGCTCAAATCACAGAAGCGCCAGGACGACGGCGCACCGTTAGCGCACGTGCGACCGTAGCACGTGCCCAGCGAGGTCTTGGTGCAGCCGAACAGGAACTTATTCATGTCGGCGGACTCGCTCCAGAAGAGGCGGCGCAGCAAATTCAGGGCGTTAGACAGCAGGCGCAAGATGATCTCGGTCTCAATAAGTTCGATCAACTCAAGAACAAATTCAAGGATCTCGATGGAAGCGTAAAGGGATTTGACTCATCGATCCGTAATGCGTTCGGATTCGCACTCGTAACATTCATTCAGCCGGCGATGGCCTTGATGGTGGGTCTGGCAGGAGCCTTTGCGGCGGTTGGCTCTGCGGCGATCTCGGCGGGGGCAGCGATTGGCACGACGTTCCTCTCTGCGATGGTGCAGGGAATACCTGTAATGGGACTTTTGACAGCCTCGATGCAGAGGTTGACGCAGGTATTCAGCTACGTTCAAGCAGCGGCGCAGTCGGTTCAGCAACGATTCATGGCGCAATATCAGACGGCCATCCAAAACCGTCTGGGAATAAATCAGGTAGCGATTGCAGCACACGGATTGTCTGACGCTCTGTATTCGCAACAGCAGGCTATTAGACAGGTCTCGATAGCGCAATTCGGTCTCACACAGACACGTCAGCAAGCAGCGCGGCAGCTACAAGACCTGACGTTCCAAGAGCAGTCTGCTCGTCTCGCTGCAGAAGCATCCTCGTTATCTGTCGTAAACGCCCAGAAAGCTCTACGTCAGGCGATTGCAACAGGTGGAGATGTTCAGCAGGCGCAGCTTGATCTTCAGCAGGCGCAGCTAGGCCACACACAAGCCGTCACACAGGCACAGCGAGCGATTGCGGACGCTTCACAGGGTTCGATAGCACGTCAAGCAATCGCTCAACAAGTTTCGCAGGCGCAGGTAGCCGTCACACAGGCACAGCGAGCAGTGGTCGATGCTCAGTTCAGCGTGGCTCAGGCTCGTGCCGGCCTGGTGCAAGCGCAACAAGCCGCAACAGGATTCAACGCATCTGTTGCGGCGCAACTGGCGTACATGCGATCGCAAATGTCGCGGACCGAGTTGGCATTGGCGAATATTTTGATGCCGCTGTTCAATCCGCAGAGCCCACTCAGGAGGGCTCTGCATACGCTCACTGATCAGATCGTTGCGGCATTCATACCGCTTGCATCGCGGCTCATCCAGATCTTCCAGAGGCGAGACTTCTTTGGCGCGCTTTTGAATCTCGCTACACAGATAGGAAACGCCTTCAGAACTGTATTCGCGACACTCACGAGCAGTCAGGCAGTTCGAGCTTTCATCGCTCTCATCAATGATGCGGCAAGGAATGTCGGTCCACTTGCAGGAATTGTCTCGGCGATGCTGCGTGGATTCGGTGCAATCGCTCAAGCAGCCGCACCTTTCGTTCACGATCTCCTGGTGACGGTTGAATCGCTGGCAAAGGCATTTGCTGCGTGGGCCACTTCGGTAAAGGGTCAGAATTGGCTCAAGCAGTTCTTCACCGACGCCTTTGGGTCGCTCAAGGCATTCATGGATGTCGGGCTCGCGCTGGTTCAGTTGATTGCAGCAGTGGTAACGCAGGGCGGTGGCGCGCAGGCAGGCATTCGTCTTCTCGATGATTTCGCAAAGCGGATCGATCAAGTTACGAATTCGATCAACAACCACGGACGCGCATGGCAGATCCTTCAGCAGCTTTGGCAGTCGGCGGCTCCAGCACTCCATGCTGTAGGTGAGATCCTCGGGGCGATCGGAAGCGCCTTCTTGCAAATCGGTGGGACGCCTGAAGGCCGGCGTTCAATGCAAGCACTCGCCGATGTGATCGCGCACGTCCTCGTCCCGGCGTTTGTTCAATTCGCACTCATTATTGGTTTTGTCGTCAGCCAGATCACTCAGTTCCTACAGCACCATCCCGCGCTCATGTCGGCGCTCAGTGGAATTCTGGGTATCGTACTTACGCTGTCATTTGCAGTCAAAGGCATAAAACTCATCTTTGGACCGTTCGCTGCGGCGATTACGATCTTGAAGACAGTTGGTGGTCTGCTAGGTGGTGTGGCGCGTAGGCTTGGCGAAATCGGCGTGCTGGCGATTGGGCGTCTGTTCGGGTTGGAGGGTTTACCTGAGTACGAACGTTTGCTTGATCGCATAAAGGGCGCTGGTGGTCCAGCAGCGACTATGGAAACCGCTATGAAGCGAGGCGGTGATTATGCAGCTAGCAGAATGGAGGAAGCGCTTCATGGCGTGCGTGGCGGCGGAAGACCGAACGGCGGTTCGATATCGCATGTGGTCGAAATCGCCGGTCAACCGATTCGAGTCTTCGTCGTAAATTGGGAAGAGATTGCGGCAGGTAGGGGACTTGGAGGCGGTCCGCATGAAGTTCCTCCGGGTGAGCATGTGCCGGTCGAGCCACGGACGCCAGGGCCAATTCGTCGAGCGGTCTCTCGGGTTACGGCACCGATACGGCGCACTGTTACGAGAATCACCTCGCCGGTTCGTCGAGCCGCCGGTGCTGTGCTGGGACCGATTACACGTGGAGTTCAGCCGATTCGTCGTGCAGCAGCCACCGCAGCAGCCATCGCATCACTGTCGCCTGTAGGTCGCGCGCTAAGAGGGCTTGGTTCATTTGCTCGCGCGATTCCTCTACTTGATCTTGGATTCCTCGGATTTGGCGCGCTCGGTCCAAGCGCTGAAGGTCCAGGGCTTTTTGGACATCTTGCGACAGGAATTGAATCGATCGATCCGACTGGGCTGATACCCGGATTCCAGGGAATCGCACATTCGCTGTTCCACCCGCTCTTTCATGCAGTCGGCGGTGATCTCACTGCGCCCCGGCCGGAACAAACTGCATATAACCTTCAGCAGCGCCAAGGAATCCCACAGTCGTTCTCGTTCTCGCGAGCGCTGCGCGGTGAAAGTTCACAGCAGATCATCACGGAATGGGATCGCACACTGAAGCCGGTATTCGCTCATGCTACGACCAGCTTCCGGCAGTTGGGCAAGGATGTATCGACGAATATCTTGGATGTCATCAAAGATATTCCGAATAAATTCCGACAACCGTTCAAGGATGCGACGAGTCGAGCGACACCCGAGTTCGATTCATTCCATAAGAACGTCACAACGAAGATTTCGAATACGCAGGCCAACATCCTCGGTGCGATCAGAAACATCGCTCGAACTGTTGGAACTGGGACTAATCGTGGCCTTCAGACATTCACATCAAATATCGGAACTACGGTCACGACGGCTATCGACAACATCAATGCGGTCGTCTCCGGAGTTCACGATGGAATCAAATCGATCAATACGCAGATGTCTAATTCGCTCAAGGCGATGGGCGTCACGTCGGTCACAAACATCACGACCGGAACGGTTCAGAAGGTATCTGCTGCGATCAAGAGCTTCCTGTATGTCGCCACAGCATTTGCTGGCGGTGGATTCGTAGGAAATATGGGTGAGCGAGGACGCGATGGGGTTCTTGCACTGCTTGGTCGGGGTGAAGCTGTGCTGAACTGGGGTCATCAGAAACTCGTCGAGCCTGCGCTGAACGCTTTCTACGGCTTTGGCCTGACGGATCTGTTCCAACGCACCGCTGGATCACATGCCGGACAGCAGAGCCAGGGAGGATATGCGACAGGAGGATATATCTATCCGTTCCCACGAGGGACGCTGATCGGCCGCTCGGATCAGGGCGTGGATGCGAATATGCCGGTGGGTTCTCCGATTGGACCGATGGGTCCGGCAGTCGTCAAGGGCGTGATTCAGAATTGGTACAAGGGCCAGCCGTTTATCTGGTGGGAGCTTACAGATGGCCCGCGCAAGGGCCAGTATGGCTATGTCGCGGAGCAGATTACGAATCTCGCTCCAGTCGGCGCGGTTCTCCAGCCAAATCAGGCAGTAGCCGCATATGCGCCCTCTGGTACAGGAATCGAATATGGGTGGGCTACTGCTAGCGGTTCGACACTGGCACGAGCGACGACAGGCTACACCGAAGGCCAAGTCACGCCGGCCGGTGCCGATATGCATTCGTTTTTGCTCGGGCTCGCTCACGGTCAAATTCTTGGTGGTCTTTTCGGTGCTGCTGCGAATATCAGCCCGCCACTAGTAAAGGGCGCTGGACATCTTGCGGCGTTGGCCCAGAAGGTGCTTCAGCGAATCACCGATCAGGCAAACAACTACTTGAATCAAAAACAGCAGACATCAGGTGGGACAGGAAATGTCTCATCGCTATCTGGATTTGCCGCGAAGGGCACGTCTGCTGCTGCGAATCAGTCGCTTGGTCACAGGATGATGCGAGCTTTTGGATATCCCGAATCCGAGTGGCCAGCCCTCCTTGCATTGTGGAATCAGGAATCGAGTTGGGAAGCAGGTCCATCATCTGTCAACCCCTCGTCTGGCGCGTATGGAATTCCTCAAGCCAATCCCTCTGGTGGCCAGGGACACCCATATGCGCTCAATGATCCTGTCGCACAGATCAAGTGGGGACTTCAATACATCAAGAATCGATACGGCACGCCATCTGCCGCCGAAGCACACGAACTGTCCTATCATTGGTACAACCAGGGTGGGTACGCTGGAGGAAAGCCGGTTTCTGTTACCGCGCATGTTGGGGAATGGATTCTCAACAAGTCGCAGCAGATGAAATTAGCGAGTCGTCTCGGGATGACCGTTGACAGCCTGAAGAAGTCGTTGGGCTTTTCAGGTGGACCGACTTCCTTCCAGGGAGGCGGCGAGATTGGCGACTATCGCACGGGCCGTTTCAATCGCGCTGGCACTTATACCGGACCGGATATCGCTGTCGATACCGAAGCGTTCTACGCAGCAGCGCTGTCCATCTATACGCGCGCCCAGAGTCGAGTTATCAACAACATCACAGCCAAGGTGCGAGCTTCCAGTAGGAAATTCAACTCGGCGCTTGATCGGTTCATTGCGAACTACAACGTCGTTGGTGGCGATAGCGGTCTCTTCGCCTTAGCTGCGACAGCAGTTTCCGATTTCGTATCTAGGCAGCAGACAGCAGTCACGCTTGCAGCAGCCGGCGTACGCGAGATCGGACAGCGACTAAGACGCGGAACAGCACAGACAGCGCTACAAGCGGCAACCACTGATCTACGTTCAACACAGCAGATCATCGCCCAGCTTGAACCGTTACAGCGTTCCGAAGTAGAGGCGCTCGCACAGGTGAATCGTCAGATCGCCGCTCTTGGACCACATCCTGAGCGCCACCATCTGAAGCAGTATCAGACGCTCCTGAGTGCTCGTGAAGATTTCATAAAGAAGATTCAGGATGCCGATTCGCAACTCGCATCCGCATACACCGATCTCTATACGAAACAGACAGCGCAATTCCAAGCCGAGGTCGATGCCAGGATGCGTAACCCCACGCTGCGCCTGAATCTCGCCCAATTGAATCAGCAGATCGCACAGGCATTTGGTCGTACAGGCCAGTTGCTAGGCCCGCGAGGTGCTGATCAGCAAGTGATAAATGCCCTTCAAGCGCAGCAGCAGATTCTCCAGAACGAGTATTTCCGTGCGGCATCCAGGGCACGACATGATCCACGTTGGCAGAAGACGGCTGACGATCTCCTGCAACAGCTTCAGGGAGTCATCGCAAGCGTCGCTCAAGCACAAGCGCAACAGCTTCAGGACGCCATTTCGGCAGCCGACACTCGTGCCCAGATACAGCAGTCTGCGATCGACATGACAAACAGGTTGATTCAGGTCCAGGCTGGGCTAGGCGATCAAGTCGGAGCGGCAGCACGGCAGATTGATGTCTCGCGCCTTCATCAGCAACAGCTTGGCGAGCAGTTCCAGACGTATAACAACCTGCTCGGTCAGGCCCGAGCGCAGGGAAATGTCAGTGCCATCAACGACCTCACGCAGAAGATCGAAGATCTGACTGCTCAAATGGCCGAGGCGAATCTCCAGACGCAGCAGTTGATCACCGCATATCGGCAGCTTTCGATTTCGATTCTCCAGACTCAGACGCAGGCGACGAGTGGTTTCTTCTCAGCAGCAAATCAGATCGCGCAAACGCTGGGGGCTATCGCAGGAAATCAGAATCTTCCTGCTCTAATCGCGTATGCAAAGGAAGCTGGGGCTTCGCTCATCGACCAAGGCAAGAGCATCGTTGCGAACATCATGGCGGCGGTGAATGATCCGAATGCACCATTTGGCGCAAATCAGGCACAGGCAGGTGGGCTCCTGACGCAACTCGTGAATGCCTATCAGGGCGGCCCGCAGCAATTCGCGAATGTCCTTGCTGCGCTTGGTCCGGCGTTGGGTCAATTCGAAGCTGGGCTTCCTCAAGACCAGGCGACGCTTTTCCAAAATCTCGTTCAGGCGCTTATCGACAACACGACCTCGATCGTCAACAACACGCAGCAGCTTCAGCAGCTAAATGCGACGACGCTTCAGCAGCAGTTCACATCAAGCGCGTGGTCGATGTTCCGCGAGGCGATCTTCAACGGCCTGGGCGGGCTCCTGCCGAATTATGCGCTGGCAGTGCCTTCGATGGACGTGGGCGGCTATATTTCGCGTAGTGGGCTACTGTACGGCCATCAGGGCGAGACGATCGTGCCGGCGGGAGTCCAACGTGGTCCGGTTGGCGGAGGGAATTACGGCGACGTGAACGTTCATGTCACGAATCCAACAGAGGTGGCCGATCCGGTTCATCTCGGAAATGCGATCGCTTGGCGTCTGGCCCACGATCCGAATTCACGATAGGAGAGGTAGATGGCAGTTCGATCGCAATTCACGGAGACGGTCACAGCACCAATGGGGACAGGTGGCAGTCTCGTTCCGGTATCGGGGATCGGAATCACGGTCTACAACGTCAACGCGGATGGGTCGCGAGGTTCACAGGTAGGCCCTGCAAGCCTGTATCAAGATCGCACTGGTAGCGCTCCTGCATCGCTCGCGACCGATTCGGGCGGGACCGTCTCATTCTGGGCAGATCCGGGCGAGTACGAGGTCGATTTCTCTGATCAGCAGTCGCCGCCACGGATTCCGAATTTCACTCGTGGGTTCGCTTCGATCCCATACTCGACGGCACAGGCGATTGCATCAAATCAGACGCCGCCGATCGGCCTGATCACAGCATTCGGAGGCACTGCAGACCCACAAGATTCGGATGGGACCGTGCGCTGGCTCATCTGCAATGGTCGGGCGATCAGCCGGTCTCAATATCAGACGTTGTTCGGCGTCATCGGCACCGAGTATGGAGCAGGTGATGGATCGACCACCTTCAACATTCCAAATCTCGAAAGCCGTGTTCCGGTTGGCGCAGGTCAAGGATCGGGCTTGTCGAATTACGGTATCGGGACTTCCGGTGGCGAGGAAACCCATTCGCTAGCGATGGGCGAGATGCCGCAGCACTTCCATACCATCGTCGATCCCGGTCACGCTCATGACATCACGGCATCGGTGACGGACAACGGGCACACGCACAGTCTCGGTAGCCCACCTGACGCCACGCACTACGACGTGGCAGTCAACCCCGGTGGGGCAGCATGGGCAGCGCAGCATTTCCCGATTGGCCAGCCTTCCGATCCGATCGGCATCTACAACAACAACTTCGCAAATCAGAACATCAACGGAACGCTATCCTCGCTCACAGGCATCAGTGTTGCCGCATCAAGCGATCTCAAATATGCCTTGGGCGCGGCGAACGTGAACACGCTGCTGGCAGGAAATAATCTGCCACACAACAACATCCAGCCGTATCTGGTGGTTTCGTTCATCATAAAGGTTGTTTGAATGCCGCTTTACGGTGTCGATCCATACGCACCGGGTCTCGGCGATGGCGTTCCCGAGACGACGACGCTCGCTGGCAGTGGATATGCCGTACCAGCGGGGCTGGAAGCTGTGCTCGAATACAACGGACTGTTTTTGAATGTCCAGAAGAACACCGATCGCTACAAGATCACCAACATCGATGGATTGGGCGATTCAGATATTCGCGACACACGCGATGTGAACACAGATGACGATGGTGAGACGCCGTTCAATGCATTTCTTGGAGGACGCACGATAGTCTTGACCGGAACGATCGAGACATACTCGGTGGCGAAGCTGAGAGACATGCAGCAGGCGCTCAGGGCGGCATTTGCAGATGTCAGTCAGGAGCGGCCACTGCATTTCCGTGTAGGCGATTTTCGCAAGGATCACGTCATCTACTGCAAGAAAGTCGCGTCCAACGGAATGAGCGAGACGCAGCAGAACCGCCGTATGTCGCGTGATTTTCAGGTCACGTTGCGAGCTTCCAATCCACGTTTCCTGTCGTGGTATCAGAAATTCTTTTACGCGACGCCGACGCCTGTCACGGCACCGCTTTTGCTCGGAACGCTCATGAACGCAGGCAATTACACAGCGGAGCCGGTGTACCGGATCTACGGCCCCTCGCAATCGACGACGATCACAAACGACACGACAGGTAAGTCGTTTACGGTCTCGCACATCGAGTTCGGGAATTACTTCGATTTCAACATTGCCAAGAAATCGCTAGTCGATTCGTTCGGAGTCAATCGTTGGAACAATCTCTCCGATGACAGCGATTATGTGAAGATGTTGGGTAGCACGCCAGGCTATCCGAGCGGCGATAACGTCTTCTTCTTCACAGGCGACAGTCCGCGCGTCGAGATCTCCTGGTACGACAGTTGGGTGTAGATGCCAGAGTACGAATGGATTCTGTGCAAGTCACCCAGCTTCTCAGCGCCCTTTGCACCGCTTGAGAAGATCGGGACGTTGCACAACGCCAAGCAACGGCAGTTTGAGTTGGTCAAGAACCGCGCCGGTTCGGCCTCCTTTCAGATTCGTACGAACGACGATGCAGCGTACGAGATTCTTGATCAAGTGAATCTCAACGATGTGCGTGGCACAGTCAGAAAGTGCATTCGTATCAGGAGAAACAAGGTTGATCTATGGTCAGGGCCGATCTGGGGCATACAAGGCAGCCTGGATCAAGGCACGATCACGGTGAATTGCGTCGGATGGCTGGAGACACTCCAGCATCAGATTCTCGAATCCACGCTCGACTATTCAAATTCCGGTAATGGCACGCCGACTGATCAAATCGCCTACGGGCTTCTGAACGCCGTCAACGCACAGGACACGTTGCACCCTCTCTGGGTCCAGCAGGGTACAGCGAGTGGGGTGATGCCGATCAGGAATCGTTTCTACGTTCTCGGGCAGAATCTCGGCCAGGGGATTCAGGAGCTTTCGGATATCGAGGCCGGTGTCGATATCAGTGTTGACCCGGTGACGCGCGCTCTGAATCTAGCTGCATGGGATCTCTATAAGTCAACGTCAGGTTGGTGGGGACAAGTTCGATCCAACATTAAGCTCGGATATCGTTGGGGACCGAACAACCTCAAAAATTTCTCATGGCAGGAAAGCGTCGATAAGATGACGAACAGGATCATAGTCGTGTCTCAGGGAGCGCCTATCGGAGCGCAAGATAATGCGTCGCTCGACGAATACGGTCGTTTTTCTGAATATGACACGATCACTGACGCTAATCAGACTATCCTGCCGGCGTATGCCAACGCTGAACTAGCTGTGCGTTCGAGGCCGATCATCACGTACAACATCGTTCCTTTCCCGCGAGGTACAGCAAATTCACTACCGTCGCTGTTCGATGATTTTCAAATCGGCGACAAGATATATCTGACTGCGACCAAAGATGCGTTTCGAGTCCAGAATCAAGCGGTTCGCATATTTGGTGCGACGGTGCAACTCGACGATGTAGGAAATGAGACGGTCTCCAATCTCATGACGAGCCCTTCGACCTGATGCCCAATCCCGGCGGAAAGCCCCCGAGACAGGATTCAGATCAGACCATCCTGCGAGATCTCAGGAGCAGGATAACGGCGTTGGAGAGCAGCCTTCCAATGGTATCCGATCAAGGCGCGTCGGTGACGAGCGTGACGATCAACCACGGTCGCGGCCGTGTCGTCGGCGTTCAGGCATTCGATGCATCAGGGAACTTCGTATCCGTGACATATCAATGCATCCTCCAGACGGATGCTGTTACAGGAGCGATCGTCTCCAACGCAGTAAGAATCGTCGGCGCTAGCGCGTTTCGGTATGTGCTGATCAGCTAGGTCAGCTTTGCCCGCTCGCCGATATTCTTCTCAATCGACGCTCGAAACAACTCGCCCCGGCTGGTGATTTCCAGGTAAATCGGGAATTCATATCCACTGCGATGCAATGCATCCATCGGAATTGCTCGCCCGGTATTCAGAATGCGTCCTTCGCCTGTTTCTATGGCATTTGCGAACGCTACTAGATGTTTACTTCGGAGTCGATGTGGGATTAGGACGGTAATTGGCTTACCGATGAGGCCACCGCGATCGTATCCGAACATCTTTTCGGCTTCTGGAGAGGCGTATTGGATTGTCCCAGAGTGGTCTGCATGGAGATCGGCCAGTTTTAGTGGGTCCGTCTGCTGCTTCCGATAGAAGGCATTGACTACCAGAAGGAAATAGATCGCGGCCGGCACTGCCAGTATGTCGATTATCAGTGTGATTACGGTGTGGTGATACGCACCACGGGCCACGTAATAAGCAAACATCCCGTGCGTGATTGCACAAGTCGGAAATATGAATGCCAGGCAGACTGCGCTCAAGCTCCAACTTCCAGTGCTAAAGAATGACAACACGGATGTCCTGAGCAGGAGCCATCCAATCGCCGTGTATAGAAGCATCAACAGGAGATTTGGCACCTCGATTGCCTGGAAATGATGTGCTGCTGGACCGAGTGCGATGATCACGATCAGCGTCGTCACGTATGCGCTGAAGGAGGCTGTGATCGAATGCTGCACCCAGAAGTTTCGTCGCAAGCGAAAGTCGATAGGTCCATGACGTTTGCCATGTAATGCGAGCGTTCCGTTCAATCGCATGAGGAACCAAGCAATCCCTGGAGGAAATCCAACAGCGATTGCAATCGCCTCCAGCAAACCACCATGATCACCAGAATACATACCCAACGATATCGGGCTCGTGATGTCTGTCAGATGAAAGAGTGAGAACGACGCAAGAAGATGGGCGGAGAACGGCACAAAAACCAACTGCGCGAGTCCATGTGCCAGGTAGTGTGGACCGAACGTGAAGGACATGCATATCCATGCACATCCAAAGTGCCAAGAGGATGCCAAGCGCCCTCGCTCGGATCTGTAGACAGACCACCGCAGGATCATCTCGTCGATCGTCATCACGCCGTATTGGCAATAGATGATCCCCAAGACGATCATCGCGATTGCTGAAATACCCGTCATGATCCGTTTTCCTTTCTTGCGGCGGGGCCGATATCTCGTTCGCGTCTGCTTTGCTTGCGCCGCTCCTTCGAACCTGCCGGTGGCCCTTGATCGAGTTTTCTGCGATCTTCGCCGCGAATTGCTCCCACGTGTTGTTGGAACGCTGTGATGATGGATGGATCGCCTTCGCCTGGTCCAAGGAGGCGATCTATCTTGTGCTTGTATTGGAGGTGCTGATCGCGGAAATCCGAATATTCGCGTCGTAGCTTCTCCAATTCGGTGCGAAGGTTGCTCCGCTCCTGCATCGTGTTCTGGAGTTCACGTCGAAGCCCCGTCATCTGATCTTCCAAGGCCACCATTTCCTTGCGGAGACCAGAGATGATTGAGTTCAGGCGCTCTATTTCTTCCAGAAGATGACCGCGCTCGCGACGCATTGCATCGCGTTCTTCGCGATATTCTTGTTTTTGGGCCTCGCGCTCTTGCTGAAGCTCGTCGGTCAATCGCGCCCAAGCATCGATATGAGTGCGTTCTCGCTCGACATCTGCCTGGTTGAGCTTCGTTTCCTCTTCTGATTTCTCCCGTTTTTCTTCCAGGCGTTGCTTGCGTGATTCAGACCGTTTTTGAATCCAGACCCCAATGAATGTGCTGATGAAACCGATCAGCCCCACGATGACTGTTGCGAGGGGCGCTGATATATGCATTCAATCGTCCTCTGAGGCGAGGTTTTCGTGGATGTAGCAATACGGATTCGGGGGCACGCGAGGCTCGTAGCACCCGACGTGGCAGCACGTCGGAGTACGAGGTGATTTGATTCCGGTTCCCGAGCCTCGATCAGCATTCGTGAATCCATGCCCGCTGGAGATCTCACGGTCGCTGTTATCAGATCGACGCAGGAACAGATTCCCGCCATCAATCTCTTCTTTGATCTGAAGGATTTCCTTCAGATGCTCGGCGCAGAGATAGTGATCAGGAGCACGGCGCTCTCTGCAATAAGGGTTTCCACATTGACCCTTGCCGCGCGTTGAGACTACTGAGGACTTCTTTGGACGACCCATGCTATGATCCTATTGAGCGAGATGATCATTCGAGTTGACCACAAGCTCCGGATCGCCCTATCCGAGCTTCCTCACGATGTACGCAATCAGATTACCGAAGCGCTGTCGATCCCTAACGTCGCGCGTCAGAAAGCGATGGAGCAGAACCTCTGGGGCTGGCAGCAGATGCCAAAGACGATCCCGCTCTATGAGGAAGATCGAGCGGCGAATGATCTCCTGATGCCGCGAGGCTTTGGGTTCGATCTGATCGAGGGCCTGACGGATCTGGGAATTGAATTCGAAGTGCGCGATCGACGAACACACGATCCGTTGCCGGCGAAGGGCCAGGAAATTCGTCTGCGCCCGTGGCAGGAAAAAGCGCTCTCTGCCCTTTTGGACGCCCAGGAGGGCATCTGGAAGGCCCCAGCGGGCTCAGGCAAGACCGTGGGCGTCCTAGAGGCCATCAGGCGGGTTTCAGGGCGCTCGATCGTGATCGTGAACACCAAGGACATCCTGTGGCAGTGGCAGGAGCGCGCAGTGCAGTTCCTTGGCAGTACCTATCCTGTGGGTCAGATCGGGGATAATGTCTTCTACATATCCCCATACATGACCATAGCTACAGCACAGACATTGCATAGACGTTTCGAAGCATTGGAGCAGGACGGCTTCTTCGATCTCTTCACGTTCATGTGCCTCGATGAGTGCCACCACGCAACGGCCGAGACGTATAACCGAGTCGTGAACCGATTTTCTGCTCGCTTCCGAATCGGGGTCTCCGCAACTCCTGACAAGACGGGCGATTTCGCGCTTGCGACCAATGTCCTTGGACCAATTATTCATGAGACAAGGCCCCAGGATGTGACTTCATTGATGAAGCCTGAAGTCCTGAAGATCCCTACGACATTTGAATTTGGCTACAAGCGAGCAAGCGGACGAATACCATCGAACTATTCGAAGATGCTGACAGCATTGGTCAAGGATCACGATCGAAATAATCTGATTGCGCGACTTATCAAATCTCAAGACGGATCTCACAGCCTGGTCGTCTCGAAGCGTCTGGAGCATCTCGATATTCTTGCGGAGAAGGTCTCACGTCTTGGGTATCAGGGCAGGATTCTTAGGCTGACGGGCTCTGAATCATCTGAAGAGCGGCAAAGCGTCATCGAGACGGCGACCACCGAGCCATCAGTGATCTTCTCTACGCTTGCCGATGAAGCACTCGACATTCCGCGTCTAGATCGCCTGTTCCTGGTGTTTCCGCAGCGCAATCCAGGTTTGATCACGCAGCAGGTAGGGCGTGTGGAGCGCCAGCACCCAGATAAGCGCGACGCCAAGATTTTCGACTTCTGCGATCTAAGAGTTGGCCCTTGTGAGGCTCAATGGCGCGTGCGCCGGCTTGAAGTCTACGAGCCTCGCGGGTATCAGATCACGATGCTGAGGATCGGTCAGTGAAAGCCACGGCATACTGTGATGGACGGGGTGGTTCCGGAACGGGAGCCTGCGCTGCCGTTCTGATTTTCGACGATGGTATGACGATCGAGAAGGCCACCCGCCTCAATCCCGAGGACGGTGGCGTTTCTAACAACGTCGCCGAGTACGAAGGCGTCCTGCTGGCGATTGAGATGGCTATATCGAGCGGCGTCGATGATCTCCATATCTACACCGACTCCCAGTTGGTCATGAATCAGATAAATGGGCGCTATGACGTGAAGCAGGACCATCTGAAGCCCTTGCGCGAGCGCGTCTGGGGAAAGGGATCGCAGATCAGGACGATCTCGATCTCATGGGTTCCCCGTGAGGAAAACCGCCGTGCCGATGCCCTTTGCAGGAAAGTCGATCGTCCTGCACCATCTCGGCAAAATCCACTCAGAGCCGTAAATCGTTCCTCGTAGCGGCGTAGCCCGCCCATCCCTGCGGGCTAGTTACACTGCTGTAGGTTAGCTCTCGCCCTCCCAGGCCCCAATCTCGCTCTGCGGCCTAGCGCCTGTGCTTTCTGCCGGCCGTCCCATCCGCTTCCACGAGACCACCGCCTCAACGCCAAACGCATCCCTTTGTTGCGGTGCCTGCCGATCGTTCAGAGAGCCGATCGTTGTTCTGTGCCGCAACTAGCCGGCAACATAGCTATGGGAGTTGCTATGTGCTACGCTGCGCGTGGATCACTTCAGGAAGATCTGACCCTACCAGACCCGTGCTCCGATCGCACGGGCTCTGCAATAGGGCACCAAGCGTGCGGCGAGCACCCTGACCGACAAGCGATGGGGCTCGCCGTTCGTTTGCCAGGCTTGCTATGATCTAATCGTGGGCAATCTGCCGATCCGGAAATGCGAAGCGAGGACGGCCACCGGAAAGCAATGCCGTGGCTTTCCGCGCAAGGGGAGTCAGTTCTGCTCGATCCACGCGCCCGAGCTAAACGCCGAGCACATCTACATTCGCGAGGCTGCGGAACTTCTGAACCGCCGTCTCGGGACTGTTCGGAAATGGGATCGGAACGGTATCCTTCCCGAACACCTTCGGCCGATGCGTGGACCCCGAGGCTGGCGTTATTGGACGCCCGGACAGATCGAGATGATCAAGGAGTGGATGCGCGAGACCGAATTCCACGCCGGCCGTGGCCTGCCCCACTGGAATCCGACAGAAAAGGAACTCGATAAAGCGATAAACGCCATGCGACGTGTCCACAATTACAAAAAACCACGACTGGAAGAGATCGAATTCAAGCCATGAGCACGGAAACCACCACCTACACTTGCGAGGTTTGCGGAAAGGAGCTTCCGTACGGCGGTCGAGGTCGTCCGCCGAAGCGCTGCGATGAGCACAAGAAGTCGGTGGCGAAAACTCCACCGTCGAATAACGGCAGCGAAACGAAGTCGCAAGCTGCTCCGCGCCCTCGTCCGCGCCCCGGCAAGACCGAGGAAGCGCCGTCCAAGGCCGAAACTGCTCCAGCGCCCCGGCAGCGCCCCGGAAGTGTTTCGCCCCCGCCCGTAGGGAAATCCGATCAGGGCTCTCGCCCGAAGGCCGAGGCCGCCGAGAAGCGCGCCAAGCAGCAATCGGAAATGGTCGATGCGGAGGCATGGCCGCGTGGAAAATCAGGCCGGCCGATGGCGAAAATCGAAATGGCGGCATCTGAATTGGTCCCCACAGGTCAGTACGCCAATGTCAGCATCGGTCCCGCCAGGATCACGGCTTTCGTCGATCTCGATCGCGATGTGAACGGCGGCTACTTCACCGACACCGAGCGCGAGACGCTCACGAAGGCCCTCAACGAGCTTGCCGAGGTCGTTGAGCGAGACGTGATCTCTGTGCAGCGGAGCCTCGTGCTGGAGTCGATGCAGGAGCAGATCTCGCAGTCATGATCGATGCCGAGGCCACGCAAGAAGAGATCGACAACGGCGTCGATCTGATTCGCTTGATCCACAACGAGTTCGGGACCAATCCTGATGTCGTCAAGATGCAGATAGCGACAGGGAAGACGTTCATCGATGGTCGGCTGTGGGAAGGTGATCGGTTTCTGATTCCCTATCTCGCTGTCAAAGGCAAGGTGATCACGGTCATCGGACCAGATCGACGTTGGCGGGTCAAGTACGCGGGCTGATAGCTCAACGGAACAACGGGCAAAATGGATATCGAACGAGCGCTAGTAACGAAAATCGTCTACACGGGTCAACTACACCAAGCACAATCACGCAATATAGTCGCCGAGCATTTCGCAGATGACGAGTGCCGGCAGATGTTCATCTACCTTGAGCGGCACGCGCGCAAGTACCGCGAGACACCTTCGCTTGAGGCAGCCAAGAACGATAATCCTGATTTCGAGTGGTTTCAGGTTCAGGATTCGCTGGACTACCTGATCGACAAGTTTGCGGAACGTCTCAAGCGTCGATTCGCAAATGACAGCCTGATCGATCTCGCAGAAGCGCTGGAAGATCAGAAGCGAGCGAATCAGATCGAGATTGAATTTCTGGAAGTCGCCCGAAAGCTAGTCACAACGGTTCCATCAGAGGCGATTTCGCGTTTCTCAGATGCCGATCTAAGGATCAAGGAATACGATCGCCGCAAGAAGGAGAATAAGCCGATCGGCGTGCCCTATGGCTATCCGACGCTCGATCGTATGACAGGTGGGATCATGCCGCATGAGCTTGTTACCGTTCTCGGGTTTACGAACATCGGGAAATCGACGCTGTTGAGATCATTCGCATTCAATTTGTGGAGCGAGGGGTACACGCCGCTCTACATCACATTGGAGATGGAGGAAGAGGTGATCCTCAACATCTTTGACGCAATGGCAGCCAGCCTCGATTACAACAAGCTCAAGCAGCTACGGCTACCGGAAGATCAGATGCAGAACTGGAAGGAGTTCGCGAAGAAGATCAAGGACAGCGTGGGCGATATCCCGGTCATCGACCCGAAGTTCATGCCGACACCGGATTGGGTTGCCGCCACGATGATGCGCTACAAGCCGGACGTGGCAATCATCGATTACGTCGGATTGATGAAGTCGAGTTCGACATCGCGCGGGCTCAATCGCTATCAGCAGCTTTCCGAGATCACCGAGGATCTCAAGATGACTGCGCGCCTCCTGAAGATTCCGATCATCATGGCATCACAGACGACCAGAGCCGGCGCAAAAGATGGTGCTGATATCGACAACGTTGCCGATGCGATCACGATCTCGCATCATTCAGACACGATGATCGGTCTCTATCAGGATGACAAGGGCGAAATGGCTGCGCGCAAGGAGATGGAAATCCGTCTTGTGAAGAATCGTCTCGGTCCACGCGGCATAAATTTCAAGGCTGTGTGGGATTTCGATACGATGACTTTTGCTGAGAAGCCGAAGTTCGAGCGCGCAAATGGCAAAGTCGAGAACAACCTCTTCATAAAACGTGAGATCGAACGCGAGCAACAGCATGTATGACGATGCAAAATTGGGCCGATCCGTATCGTCAACCTGCGATCGCTGCGGGGCTGAGTGCGGTCCTCGGCAGGACTGGACAGAGGACGATGCCCGCCGGGAAGCAGCCGAGCTTTTCACCGGAGTCATGGCGGCACCGGAGGATGAGCGCGGGGTGCTCTGCGACGACTGCTGGCAGCAGTTCATGGTCTGGATGCGCGAGAACTACGGTCCCCCGCCGTGGCCGCATCTCGACTTGGAGGGGAGGCCAGCCAATGCCTGATCCGACCAACGGCCGAAGCGAGGCTTCGTCAGATCGTCCGCGCCAAAGCGAGGATCGGCTGACCACGCTCATCGCCTACTGCGCGGTCTGCGATGCGGGCAGGAAAGCGCTTGAGGTTCCCGCGAAGCCGTGTAGGCATTCCGGCACAGAGCACCGCAGGATGTTCGCGCTGCCCGTTGTTCCGGTTGACCCGGACACGCGGCTGCCCGGATCACCGGGTCGGGGGCGAAGCGATGCCTAGCTTTGATCCATCATGCATCGACGTAGAGGACTTCTTGGAGTGCTTGGAAATTCGAAATGTGACAAAAGCGACAGAGAAAGAATTTCGCTTTTCGTGCCCATATCCGGCTCACGATCTCGGCGATGAGACGCCTAGCTGCTACATGAACGCTGAGACGACGAGTTTTTTCTGTCACTCATGTCACGCTAAAGGCAATGCGATTTCGTTCGCTGCTGACGTGCTCAAGGTCTCGCCGATCGAATCGACACGGCTTCTGCGCGAGCGGTATTCGTCAGCAGGAATCGATCCAGAAGCTCGCAACATGGTTGAAGAAGTAAGGAAGATTCTTGATAGAAAGTCGCCACCGAAGCGAATCAACGCGATTCTCGACGAGTATGCGCTTGATCAGTATGTAGTCGATTGGGATCGTGCTCTCGAATCTGAAGAACCCTGGGCCATGTATATGTGGGCACGAGGATTTGATGCTGCTGTGTTGAGAAAATGGCAGTTTGGATACAGTGAGCGATCACAGCGGATCACCCTCCCTGTCAGGGATGAGGAAGGCCGGCTGGTCGGCATCAAGGCGCGCGCATTTGATGGTCGTAAGCCTAAATACTTGAATTTGCGTGAAGGGGAGATCGAGCCGTTTCTGAAAAATGAGATCGTGTTCGCCCTCGACCGTGTTATCAAAGCGCAGTTGCGCGATCTGATCGTCGTCGAGGGTGAGTTCAACGCTATAGCTATGCATAGCTATGGTTGGACCAATGCTGTAGCTATAAACGGCTCGTACTTCGGGAAGCGGCAAATGCGGTTGATCAAGCGCTATGGCGATGAAGCCACGCTGTTCTTCGATTCTGATACTGCCGGCCGCAACGCGACCGAAGCTGTCGCCGCTGAGCTATCGCCCTTCATGCCGGTCTACATCTGTCCTGATCACTATGGCGATCCGGCCGAGATGAAGCCGATGGAGATCAAGGCGTGCTTGGCTGATCGGAAGTCTGTCGTCGAGCGGAGGTTGGCCTTGATGAGATCATAGGAACTGTGATACGCTGTTCCGTAGGAGCAAACGTAATCCAGCGGAACGCTCAAAGAACCAACCACAACAGGAAGGAAAAATCATGCCACGCGGATTTTCAGGTGTTCGTCAGGCCAGTGCCGAGGTCGAAGCTCGTCGCTCTGGCGGCGGTCCGAGCGCACTCTGGTTCCGTCTCAGGGCCGGCGAGGATACGATCGTTCGGTTCCTTGAAGAGAACGACGACATCTTCTGGTGCTTCATGCACGAGGTTCCGGTCGAAGGGCGTTCGTTCGGCCGCGATGTCGTGTGCTGCGATCAGGAGAAGGACGGGACTCCTTGCCCTGGCTGCGAGCGCGATCTCCCACGCCGTTTCAAGGGTTTCATCAATCTGATCTGGCAGAACGCGCCGGTCTTCAAGCGTGACGGCGACGGCAAGCTCGTGAAGGACCGCTTGGGCGATCCCGTGATCATCGGCGAGAAGTCTCAGGTGGCCGTGTGGGGTTCCGGTATCAGGCTTTTCGAAGAGCTTGACGAGATCAACGCCAACTATCGCGGGTTGCGTTCGCGCCCATTCCGCGTGAAGAGGAAGGGCGAGGGACTCGATACGAAGTACCACATCGCGCCGGCTGACGTGGATGGAGGCGCTGTTCCGCTCACGGCGGAAGAGAAGGAGCTTGAGAAGAACAAGTACGACCTCAACCTCTTCGTCAAGCCCCCCTCGTACGAGGATTTTCTAAAGGAGCTTGGTGAGGCTCCGCGCCAGAACGGCAAGTCGGGTGAGCAGCAGACGCGCGTCAACCCGTTCATGCGTCGCGACAAGTGACCGTCCTAATCGGACTGAACGGGTTCAAGGGCAGCGGTAAGAACACCGCTGGCAAGGTCATCGAGCAGTGGGGGGCTGCTCGTGGCCTTGTCGTAGTTCAACGCGCATTCGCCGACATGCTCAAGCTAAGCGCCGCGCGTTCACTTGGTCTTTATGACGCCCAGAGCATCAACGATGCGACCGTGCTCATGGACAGCCTCAAGAACTCGGGGACGATTGACATCTGTATTCCGGAGCAGTCGATTCTGAAATCGATTTCAGGCCGTGAGTTTCTGAAATGGTACGGGACCGAGGGGCATAGAGATGTCTTCGGTAGCGATTTCTGGGTCGATCGTCTACTTCCGCTGAATATTCCGTGGGAAGCAAATTTCTCGGTCTATATCGACTACAACAGCACGCGCCTGGCAGATATCGGCGTGATAACCGATGTGCGCTTCGCTAATGAGGCTCGACGGGTTAGGCAGGTCGGTGGAGTCGTCTGGAATATCGATCGGGGTGCCAGTAATGACGAGCACGCATCAGAGCAACCGCTACCACGTGATCTAGTTGATCTTGTGATCTCTAATCGATCGACGCTGGAGGCGTTTGAGGTTGACGTGAATTCGACGATGACCGCAGAATTTCATATGCGGTTCCTTGAACTATGAGTGGTCATTTCGGGCACCTGCATCGGCACGGAGAGTTCTCACGTCTCGACGGCATCGGTACGGCGAAGCAATATGCCGAGCGTGCCGCTGCTCTAGGTCAGGGATTCCTTGCTCAGACCGATCACGGGACACTTTCCGGCGCTCTCCATCACATTGCTGCATGTCGTCAGTACGGAATTGTCCCGATCGTCGGCGTTGAGGCTTACTATCGGCCTAATCGGCTTTCGCGCATCACGCGGCAAGCGTGGCATCTGATTCTGCTGGCGAAGAACCTTCGGGGCTGGCACAATTTGATCCGAATCTGCTCGATCGCCTACGCAGATCAGTC